ACTATCCCTCACAGCGTAGGCGTGATTGATAGTGGTTATCGTGACACAATTAAAGTTTTGTTAAAAAATATCGGTGATGACCCTTATAAAATTACAGCTGGTGATAGAATTGCCCAGTTGGTTATTCAGAAGGTTGAACTAGTAGGCTTTAAAGATATTTGGAACGACTCTACCCGAGGCACAGGAGGCTTCGGTTCAACAGGAACATAAAGGAAATCATGGCAGTAAGCACAAGAGCACAAGTAATTACCAGGAGAACCTACAACCGCCCCACGTCGGATGATGGAAAACAATTTGAAACGTGGCAAGAAACAGTAGCCCGAGTTATCGATCACCAAGAATGGCTGTGGCAACGCGCTGCAGGTCGTGAACTAACAGATGTAGAATACGGCGAACTTTATGATCTTGAGCAGCTAATGCTTGATCGTAAGGTTGCTATGAGTGGTCGCACACTCTGGTTAGGTGGCACAGATGTAGCTAAAACTCGTGAGGCTAGTCAATTTAACTGCAGCTTTACACACGTAGAGACTGTATATGATGTAGTAGATTGCTTATGGCTTTTACTACAAGGATGCGGAGTAGGCTTTAAGCCAATCGTAGGTACACTTAATGGTTTTTCAAAACCTATTAAAAATATTCGTGTAGTACGTAGTGAGCGCACTGCTAAAGGTGGTAATGAACACAATACCGAAACATTTGATACAGAAACTAAAACTTGGACTATCCAAGTTGGTGACAGCGCAGAAGCATGGGCTAAGTCTATTGGTAAGCTTATTGCTGGTAAATATGCTGCTGATACTCTTGTACTCGACTTTAGTCAGTTACGCCCTGCAGGGGAAAGGTTAAAAGGCTATGGATGGATTTCAAGTGGCGACTCTGCTATCTCAACTGCATACGTGGCTATTGCAAACATCCTTAATGGCCGTGCTGATAGTTTACTTACTCGGATGGATATTCTCGACATTATTAATCATCTTGGTACTATTCTCAGTAGTCGCCGTAGTGCAGAAATTGCTTTGTTCGACTACGGACAACCCGAATGGGAAGAATTTGCTGTAGCCAAGAAAGATTGGTGGTTGTATGGTAATAGTCATCGTCAACAATCTAACAATAGTTTAGTATTCAAAGAGAAACCACTAAAAGCTGACTTGCAAAAGATTTTTGATCTGATGCTAGAAGCAGGTGGTTCAGAACCAGGATTTATCAATGAAGTTGAAGCCTTACGTCGTGCCCCTTGGTTCAAAGGAGCCAACCCTTGCGTGGAAATCCTACTCGGCAATAAATCATTTTGTAATCTTACAGAAACAGACATTGCTAAATTTAAAGGAGACACCGCTGGACTTCACAATGCCATACGTCTTGCAGCTCGCGCAAATTACCGTCAAACCTGTGTAAACTTACAAGACGGTATCCTACAAGAATCTTGGCATTTAAATAACTACTTTATGCGTCTTTGTGGAGTAGGTTTAACAGGCATTGCTAAACGCCCTGACATGACTGGCTATGACTATGAGTATCTAAAGCGTACTGCTACTGGTGCTGCCATTGGTATGGCTCAAGAATTAGGTTTGCCAAGTCCTAAGAATATTACTTGTGTCAAGCCTAGCGGCACATTGTCAAAGATCATGGATACCACAGAAGGTATTCACAAACCTCTAGGAAAGCATATTTTCAATAATGTCCAGTTCAGTAAATTTGACCCTATTGTTGAAGTACTGCGCAATGCTAATTATAACGTTGTTAATCACCCCACTGATGATAGTGGTGTACTTATTACATTCCCTGTTGAGTGGGCTGATGTTCCTTTCCATAAAGCTGCTGGAAAAGAAGTCAATCTGGATACAGCGGTCGAACAACTCGAAAAATATAAGTTGATTCAGACTAGCTGGACTCAGCAAAATACATCTGTAACAATCAGTTATGATCCAAGCGAAGTACCTGCAATTATTGATTGGTTGTTAGATAATTGGGATTGTTATGTAGGTGTTAGTTTCATCTATCGTACTGATCCTACTAAAACAGCTAAAGATCTAGGATACCTCTACCTTCCACAAGAAGTGGTTGATGAACAAACTTTCCGCAATTATGTTCAACAATTAGCACCCGTTAGCTTAGAAAATGCCAATAGTTTTGATGAAATTATGGGTGAAGACTGCGCTACTGGTGCTTGTCCAGTTAGGTAAATATGGAAGTAACCAAAGACACAGTACTAAAACTTGAACTGACTATTCAAGAAATTAACAATATTTTATCTGGCTTGCAAGAGCTAAGTGCTAAAATTTGTAACCCTTTGACAGTTAAGATTCAAAAACAGGCAAATCAACAGTTGCCCAAACCAGACGCTCCTGCAGAGTAAAATAAAAGCCCCTATAGATTGCTCTATAGGGGCTTTTTCTTTATATCGGAGTGTCTTCGTTGCTGTCTTCGTCATCAACAGTGTTGTCACCGTCCATGCTATCAAGATCGCTGAAAACATTAATTAACATATCACGATAAGGTTGTTCTACCATGTACAGGTCTACCAAGTAAACGTCTAAGTGATCGTTTCGCAGTAACTCTGCATGATACATAAACTGACCAAATGCTTCCAGTTCTTCACTGATGTTTTCGTTTGCATAGTTTTCAATAACTTGTGCAGCTACCATACGAGCCATTTTAGGTACAATGCCTTTTTCAGTTAACTTAACCAACTGAAGTGCTTTACCTTCACGCTCTCGCATAATTGTGTTGCGTTTAGCGGTACTCCAAGAGTATCCACCATCTCCACCCCACAAATCCCAAGCTACTCGACCTTTGCTTGGAAAACCTTCTTCGCCACTGTTAAATCCAGTGGCTTTTTTGTCTACTTCATGTCGGCTAAAAAAGCTATACATTCGTAGTACAGTTGAGGCTGTTAGTGGATCACGATCTTTTAGTTGATTAGCTCGTGCTAAACCAACCAGTGTGCCTCCAGGCTTGCCTTCTTCTTTCCACTTTAGTGCACGACGAGCAGCGCTTGCCATGCCTGATGTTGGTTTATAAGTTGTTGCCATAATTAATCTCTATAAGCTAAAATAATTTGTTTACACATCTTAGATCGGACAATATCATCGTCCATGAATCGGACAACTTCAATGTCTGGGATGCGATCTAATCGATGAATTGCATCACCTAATCCACTATCAGGAATATCTGATTGATCTACATCGCCACTAATAATCATTTTACAGTTTTTACCAATGCGCGATAGCAGCATTTTCATTTCTTCTTTTGTGGCATTTTGTGCCTCATCAAGTAGAACAATGCAATTGTCAAAAGTTGCACCGCGCATAAAACCCAGTGGTTTAGGTTCAATCGTTTTTGCTTTTAATGCATACTCATAAAATCCTTTTCCAAGACTACGAGTAAACACGCTATCAAAAGGTTCTAGGTATGGAGCATATTTCTCCTCTAGTGTACCTGGTAAAAATCCTAGCCCACGTCCTGTTTCTACGTTGGGTCTAGTCAGAATAATTTTCTGAATACGTCTATGAAAGAGTTCTCCCGCAGCATAAGTTGCTGCTACATACGTCTTACCTGTTCCAGCACTTCCTACACCAAATACAATTTGATTAGATTGAATTGCTCTTAAGTATTCCGCTTGTATAAAGTTTAATGGTTTTACATCTGTAAATCCATACTCTATTGGGTTGCGTTCCAACTGTATTACGTTGTCACGTCTTGCTCTTTTACCACTTGCCATAAACTTCCTTGTAAGGTTGATAAAATCGGTCCAGTAAGTATATTATACCAGACCTAGAGATGTCTGTCAAATATAAATTTACTTTTTCTTGGCGTCTTCGACTTTAGTGCCTTCAAGTTTTTTGTGCACTTTGATAGTTTTACACTCTTGTTGAGGTTTGCCGGCTTTATCTAGCACAAGTTTACCAGCTTTGTCTGTTTTGTCTTTGCAGACTTTTTTAGTTTCTGCTTCAGCAAATGCTGACATAAGTGCAAAACTAGCAGTAACGGCTACAATAAATTTTTTCATTTAGTTTCCTTAGTTGGTGCAAACTTTTCGCTTGCTGTAAATCCTAATCCTGCAATTACAATAAACATCATAGAGTCAAATAGTTTTGTGTCTATAGTGTGACCAAGTATCATTGCTATAAAAGCAGCTGCACATAGTAAAAATGCTAAAAACGTAATTACTCGCTTACTGCTAACAGTGGGGTCACTAGATAGCATAGTATTTAAACTTGTCATTTAAATCTCCGGGTGCGGTGCCTGAACAGGAGCAGGTTTACCATTAATATAAATAATATTAGTAGCAGGAGCCGCACTAGTTCCGTTAAACCCTGCGGTTGTTGAGAATCCAGGTGAAAATGTTGGTTCTATTTTAACTGGATTAGCTTTAGCATAAGTATGTGAATTTTCTTGTGCTTGCTTAATCATATCGCGTTTCATTTCCATTTCTTCTTTGCTACCACCAGCTAACATAATTCCTGACAATGTACCTGTTAAGAAAGTAGCAATTGGAATAATCATCTCAAAAAACTTTTGATCGATAGGACTAATAGCGTTTAGTGGCTGAGTAATGAAAATAATCGAGTACAATACAACAAACACAATACCAGTCAGTGTAAGGGCTAAACAAATGCCAATAAAAAACTTTAGGCGCGCCATTAACTGATCTTCAGTATAAATAATTGTGTTATTTTCCACAGGTAGCTCCTTGTGTTTGTTGCGGGGTGCAAGCACCTGTTGGTGCAAACGATTGATTAATTGTTTGAGTTTGTCCATCTTTTGGAGGTCCTAATCTTGGATCACGTTGACCTTTAAAAATGTGTTCTGGACACGTTCTGGTAACATCACAAATAGGTACTTTGCAGTAATCTTTGTCCCAGTTTGCAGGGTCTTGGCAAGGGTAGCGAAAGCTATCTTTACCAAAAAATGCCAATGCCACAGGTATTGTAAGCAAAATTATTGCCCACTTAAATAGTTTTAAATCATTGTGCATTTATAAGCCTATTTTTCCTAGTAATAAGTTGACAATTCTATCTGATAGATCGTCTGGTAAGAATTTTAAAAAACCTAAAGCATAGAGTGCTACGCAACCATAAACAAATATCTTAAAGCACAAATCCGCTGTTTTTTGATATTCGTTCATTAGTGGCCACACCTATTACCTGTTTGACAGTATTGCATTAGTTCGTAACCGCCAACAAACATCAAAAATAAAACAAATCCAACTACGCCAATTATTATAGCCCATTCATTTAGTTCTTCTTCTTTTTGTTTACGTGCTCGTTCTTGAGCATTAAAAAGTCTTATTTCATTAGCATCATCTGCATCCATCTCTGCTTGACGAGCTTTAATCTTGTTCCAAACGTCAATTTTGCCTGTTTGCATAAACAACATTTTAAGTTCTTCTTCAAATGCTCGGGCCTGCTCTAGTGCCATTTCGATTTGAAGGGCAGTGCCCATGTTGTTGCCTTTTTTAGACTTCTTTGCTTCCATTAAAGCTTTAGTAGCCGTGCTTTTAGCATCAAACATTTTGCCAATCATTGGGGCCAATGACCCTAAATCGTTAGCAACTGCACTTGCTTTCTTAACCATTGAAATGGCGGACTGTATCCCCGCTAGTGCGGTTATCGGATCTATCATATTACCTCCTATTGGCGCTTCTTACGCCATTCTAAACAAATTACTTTTCGATTGTATACGTCTCCAGTCCATGCCCACCTAACACATTCGTATTGGTCAGGTTTGGCATAACTTAATGTTAATGAAATTATCCAAGCAGTAAGCACTGCTTAAATTCCTAGTACATGCTTGGCATGTTCATAGTGTTTTTTACGATCTTCTAGGCCGATTGTGCCGCCATTGATGCGTTTGGTTAGTGTAAGGATATCGTCTTTATCCGCCCACTGATTTAAGTTGTTTGTTTCCCAGAACCAACAAGCTGACTGCGCTGCACCTTCAAAAGTTTCCATATATTGTGAAGCTTCTTCGGGTGTGATCTGCAAACTGGCTGCAAACCAAAAATAGTTGTCTTTGCCAGTGAGCTGAATAAGCCCACGACCGCAGTAACGATACCCGTCACCTGTTTCAGGACCACCATTGCCCATACGATTAGCATAAACTAAATTGGCAATTGCTTCTGGCTTGTTTGCATATTGTGCTGCCATTTCGTCTGTGGGAAAGTATTTGCCAAAAATCTTGCGTAGAGTAACAGCACGATAGTTTAAATTTTCTTTGATGGCTCTGAATCCGCCCGATTCATGTGCGCATTGTGCTAAAAATGCTGCCATGCGTCGTGGAGTATTGATTTCGTAGTCTGGTAATAGTTGTACTAGTGCACGGTGCCAGTGTTCAATATAAGGATTTTTCTCAACAATTTGTTTTAACTGATCTAGTCGTAATTCCATTACTTTAACCCTTCATATATAACTTTTTGTTCACGATACCAACGTTGCCATGCTTCTAATTTAACAGCACACGTATAGTATTCGGTATAATTAACTGTTACAGTTTTTGCCACATCTGACAATTTGGCTTCATCTTGCAATTTTTGCAGGTTAGGGCAAGGCTCTTGAACTAATGTACCTGGAGCTTGTGGAAATTTTGCTGTAACTGGCACAGTTGTAGAACAAGCACTAAGTAGGAAAACTAGTGCAATTGCTAAAGATTTCATTTTGGTGCCTCTGCTGCTTGATTATGTATTGTAACAAACTCTTTGGGAATCACACAGTTAACATCATGTTTAACCACTTCACGATCTACGTACTTTACAATATCTTTGCCACGTTCACGGATTACTTGAGTTTTTACTACTGTTTTTTCTACGATTTCTGTGTTGGTTTGTGCACTTTGTGCTTCTGCTTGTGCTACTTTTGTTTCCAATTCTTTGACACGAGCCAACCATGCGTCGTTATTGCTTATAGCCCCAATCATAAAAATTGAGAATAGTGCTAGAGCAATGCTACCTGCTTGAATGAGTTCGCCATGCGGCAAAAACTTAAGAAACTTAACCGCTAAAAATGCTGCTAAGGATGCAAAGAAAAGCACAAAAAATAGCCAATTAGGTAAAAACTGTAGTATCCACATATTAAGTCATATATTTAAGGTTATTCTGCAATCGCTCATTGTTTGGAGCAATCTCTAAGGCTTTCTTTGTAAGCTCAGCTGCTTCTGACTTTAGTCCTAAATTCCAAGCAGCAATACTTGCTAGATCATAAGGGCGCTCTGTCCAGACTGTTGGGTCCATTGTGTACACTAGGGCTTTATCACGAATATTAAGTGCTGATTTAGCTGCACTATAACACTCTGTCCAGTTTTGGGTACTATAAGCAATTTGTGCTAATTCAACCCAAGGCTCTCGTGTACCAGGCGCTTCTGCTACCGCTAATCGATACATTTTGATTGATTGTGGCAAGTTGCCGAGTTGAGAGTAGCATTTGCCTAACAATCTGTAAGCATAGCAACGCTCATTTTGCCAAGTGGCTTCTGGCATTGCTAAATATTTGTTTAAGTACTCAATGGCTTCTTTCCAACGTGAGTAAAAAGTTAGTTCACGTGCGTGGTAAAAAGCATTACGAGGACAGTGTGGGTCTTCAGCAATTGCCAGTTCTAAGAGTGGCATATATTGACCACGAGACTTAGTATTATCTGGTAAATGCGTGACCAACAACATATCAGTGTGAGCGTACTTTTCGTTAGTACGATTATCAGGCCTGGGATATTCATGCACTGGATGATGCCAGTGGTATCCTGTGCGATGATGAATTTTTTCATAAAAGAAACTAATACCTTGACCCCAGTCAAATTTGTAACGCAATCTGGTAGTTTCTGGTTTCCATACTCGTTCAATTTCTTCACGCCAACCAGGTTCTAAGACTTCGTCTAAGTCTAGGCTAATGCAGACATCGTAGTCACCTGGAATTAAGTTAAGGGCTGTGTCACGAGCTTTGTCAAAACGCCAAGGACGTACCGAGATATTATATACCTCGGCACCGTATTTTTTGGCCTCTGCGACTGTATTGTCAGTAGAGCCTGTGTCTGCAATTAGGATTAGATCAGCATCTATAGCTGACTTGCAGAAACGTTCAACAAATTGTTCTTCGTTTTTACTGATAGCGTAAACTGCTATTTTCATGTGGATTAAAAGTTAAAAGGTTTTTGAGGCCAGCTAATTGTTTCTGCTGGTTGTTCTTTGGAGTAGTGTAAGGTTAAATCGCGCAGCTCTTGCTTGTAGTCTAACAGAGCACGGAATTGAGATTCGTCTAGTGTAGGCGCTGCTTGTCGCAATAGTTCTTCTTGATGACGCTGCACAAGCCAGTCAGTTTCAGCAAGATAGTAAGCTCGCTGCATTTCTACGGTAATTACTGGTTTGTCAGCTTCTATTAAAGTGTTGATTGTTTGTAATAAACTATCTCTGTTATTTAAAAACCAACTTATTTCTGGCTGTTCAACTCCCACAAATACTTCATTACTGCCTTGTTTCTGAACATGGTATATTTCTCTGTTTGGCTCATAAGAAACAAACGCAGAAGTATCTGCAAAAGGATAGCCTGTATCTGCAACAAGTTTATTTACATTTTCCCAATGATATTCTTGGCCTTCTACACGTAAGAAAAAATGCGAATTAAAAAAATCAAAAGAAATCATGTCAGTATTATTCAAGGTATTACTCCTTTATATTGTATAAATGCAACACCAATTCGTGGTGGTACAAAAGGCGTTCCACTGTATACCATAGGACCGTGTGTATGGCTCCAAGAAACAGTATTGTGCTGTCCGCCTGAGCCCGTTGTATTTGGTGTATAAGCATACCCACTGTTATGGTAGTGTGATACGCTAGCAGTATTAAGTGATAGATAACCTATGTTATCAGCACTGGTAATTACATTCCATTGATTATTACCATAGCCTATAACATAACTGCCCAAATTAAGTGTACCATTATTTCCATCACACACATACCAAGGAGCTGGAATAGCTCCTAAAGTTCCCACATACATAACAATCATATCTGTTTGTGGTCTGCTTTCAAGATTCATTTTCCAGAAGTTTAATAACTTACTGGAGATTGTAGACTGTGAAAGCGAAAGTGCTGCGCTATGTCCATGCGATCCAGCATATTGATAGTTGTAGTTACGCAAGTAAGCACCATTAGCCATAGGTCTATACGCAGTACTTGTTCCCATGTGTATGTGTCCACCATTACTACTCATAGTTACGCCTATGCCACCACTATAGGGTACCCCTCCTGTAAAAGTTTGATTATTTAAGGCACCTACAAGATAACTACTGCTGTTAGTTGTTAATACTGCTGTTGCCGTACCTGTTGTTTCTGCACCAGCATCTGTGTCAGTAATAGTAACTGTTGGAGGAGATCTATAGCCTGAACCTTTATTAGTAACTGTTACTGATGTTGGAACACCGCCTGTAATTTTTACAGTACCCGTAGCTGTTACACCACCAGGTACTTCGGGGGCACTGAATGTAACTTTTGAAGTAACTTGAGTAAAACCAGACCAAGTTCCGCTGATTGTTACACTTGCTACACTTTGAGCTCCAATAAATGCCGAGGCATTTATTGGAGTAGTTTGTTTTACAACCAATGAGTTAGCAGGAATTCTGGCAACTGAACTTTTAGTACGCAAAAAAGTTACTCTTTGTCGATTCAATATATTTTCAGTTGCACCATTTAACGTACCTGCATTAAAGCTGTGTGAGTGATTATCTGCACTACCAGTTAAAAACCCTAAACTACCTCCGGTACTGCCAGTTATGTTTTGATTAAAGTTTGATCCACTATGAACACCTGCAGAGGGGGTAGAACCGCTAGCACTAACGCTACCGTTTGTTCCTGCTAGAGCAGCTCCTATTTGTGCAGGGGTAAGAGTACTGTATAAATACCTACCATCTGCGGCCGCATATCTTTCCCAGCCAGAAATAAGGGGAGTATTACCGTAATATGGGATTAAGGTATTTGCTGGAAACTTATATATTTCTGGCACATACTCGCCTCCTGCAAATGCAAAATTACTTGTTGTACTTGATACAATGGATATTGGAGGCATCTAAAAATCCTTATGCGTATTTGGTCTGTGAAATATACACATTCCAAGTGGTAGTGCCAGTTCTAATTACATATACCACGTATATATCTGTGCAAAAACTGTTGCCTGCTGGCGCTGTTACTGCATTTTGATATTGTAGTGTACGTGTTCCTGCTCCGCTATCAATAGTTACATTAGTAAGTGAATAGGCTACCGAACCGTTGGGCACAAGCAGTGTAACCCCAACACTTTCACCTACGTTAACTAGCGAGCTAAGAGGTGTGGTGGAGTCGCCGCGAAGATTCAAAATAAAATTTTGTGTAGCTGTATTATACAACACAATCGATTGTGTGGCAACATCAAAATCTATTATGCCCCCTGGCGCTACACCTGCTAGTGTAACAGGCTCTTTTACTACTTTTAAAGTTTTGTTTGCAATAACCTGGCTACCTGTTAAGGTAGCCAGACTGTTGTATAGCTGAGGATCGAGAGTGTTTTGAACGACTAAGGTCATGTTTTGTTCCTTGGCTATAGCCTATTAATTTACTGGGCTTGGAGTTGAGCTAATTGTGTATTAATAACATCAAGCATCAACTGAGCTTTACGTTGTTCACGAATTTCTGTTACTAGAGTGGCTTGTAGCTGTGATTTAAATTCTTGTAAGTCGGGATTGCTACCAATTTGTTCAATACCCATAGTATAGTTATCAATATTAATCTGATAGTGAAAAACTTCTTGCTCACGCATTGCTTTTGCGTCTGTTAAAATTTGTAATTTATCCATTTTGAAATTCCTTTGAGTTATTAATTTGGCGATACTGCCATGGTATTGGGGCGTGTAACACTTGCCGAAGCGTTATAGCTATCAGGACCAGCAAATCTAGTACCAATTCCTTCCGGAGATATAGACCAGGCAGCAATCCATGGTGTTTGTGATGAGATTGAAGAAGTATTCTGCAATACGGCGGCTTCATCAGGTGTAAATGCAACCGATTGTGACGCACTGAAACCAACTGTTGCTGGAGCGGTTAATCTAGTACCCCACCCTACTGCACCGGGAGTTTTTAACCAAGTAATCACGGATATATACGGGGTATTAGTTAAAGCTAAGGCTATATAGTTGGTATTTTTAGATATTCTTATAGCAATATTATTACCTAGAGTACCTGTAAGATTGGTATATTTTGTACCAAAGTATCCATTAGGATCTACAGACCAGGCCTGGCCTTGACTGGTTACTGCTAAAGTTCCGTCTTCTGATAAATCAAAAACATATGAAGCAGTAGAAGGAATATATGCTTGCGTTAATCTTGTACCTACAGTTAGCGTATCCTCGCTATATGGATAAACTGCGTGATATGGGCTCGAGCCACTACTGTAATGTGTCATTAAATAGTTAGCATTAGGGCCTGTTCTAAGATTATAGAACGAGGTACCATTACTTAAACCTACGTTTACACCAGTACCTAAACCATTTACTGGATCAAAAGTATGTGCAAATGTAGGGAATATACCGCTTGTGCCGCATTGCATAATTATGGTTTTACCAGTTCTACTAAAGGTAGCATGATTTGGAGCACTAGTATTGCTAGTGTCAGGTGCTGCGTATTTAGTGCCCCAGCCTACTGCACCGCTCCAGCTCCATACTTGTGGTGTAAATACAGCTGAATTAGCATATGCTACAGCGTTTCCTTGTGGAGAATAAGAAATACTTATTGGATAGCTAACGGTTACTACAACTCCACTGTTTGATGCAGGCGCAGCATACCTTGTACCAAATCCAGTTAAACTTGAAAATGGCCATGCTGAAACATATGGCGTGGTACTTCCTGATGCTCCTGAAGTCAATTGAACTGAGGTACCAGGCGGGGAAGGCCACGTACCTGCTTGCTTTTCTTGAGCAGCTTCGCTGGAACTAAATACTCCTGAAGATAGAGTAGCTGTAGTCTCCACCTCTCTAGCAGAAACTATTCCTCCGCGATATCGTTTAGTCATTAACTAATCTCCTCGTAGCTACAAATAACACTAAGAGTATTTGCTGTACCAGCCGTGGCACCTATAGATTCATCTTCTTCTATGTAAATTGTGCTTGTTTTATCAACTAAGTTTAGTGTACTGTATGCAGGTACAATAATAGTACCTGCTATATGATACATTGTACCTTCAAGAGCAGCCGCTGAGTAAATACCAACGGTAATAGTTGCAGCATTAACGCCATAATTTGCAATGTTTAAAGTATTAATTTTAAGTACTTTATTAGAGCTAGCCGCATTGCTAACTATGGCTGTAGCGTTTGTACTAGGTAAAAAGGTATATGCTGTTTTACCTGTGATTGTTGTTGGTGATAGTAAATTTGGTGCTGTCATAGTTTATAATCCAAAAATTAATGATGCAGCAAAAGCATTACCGCCCCCGCCACTGCCGCCTGAGCCTGCAGGACCAGTTGGGCCTACTAATCCATCCACTCCAGCTGGTCCTGTTGGTCCTGCTACTGTTGATGCAGCTCCGGCCGGCCCTGTTGGACCTTGAGCACCGTCAACTCCAATAATTCCATCAACTCCAGCAGGACCCGTGGGCCCTGCAGTTCCTGTTGGTCCTGTAGGACCTACTCCCCCTGCCTGTGAAACCCAACCTGTGCCGTTAGAAACTAATACGTTTCCGGTAATGCCTGGACCTGTTAGTCCAGTACCGCCCTTGTCTGGTCCCAGTACTCCTTGTGCGCTAACTCCACGAGCTAGTCGTGTTAAATATTGTGCTATGCTCATGGTTAGCTTCCTGTTTTAATATAGTACTTTAAGTTTTTGCCTGGATTAGCTGTGGCTGGTACAATTGTTTTGGGAGTGCCTTTCCAATTAACCACAGGATATGTACTAGTAGTAGTATTATACCCGAATCCTACAAGCACATTATAAACTGGATCAAATATTACTTTCCAGTTATAATTATTAGCAACACCATAGTTAGTGTAGTTCTCAGGACTGTACCCGGTTGGAGTATAGTTTATGGACCCTGGAGCCGCACGCTGATACATAAGTACTCCTGCGGCACAAACTACAACCATAAAAGCATCTCCTTGACTAAATGAAACAGAAATAGTACTGCCGCCGCCGGAAACAGTAATACTGTTACTAAAAGTTAGTGCACCTGTTGATGCATTTATTGAATATATGTCTATAATATTGCTTCTAGTAAAGTATGCTGCTGTACCTGCGTTATTTATAGTAACACTCGGATAATTATAGGTATTAGTAGAAGTAACAGCCGCAAAACCACCGCCATCCCAGTAATACATACCGCTATTAGGCGGCCAGCTATTTGTAGCAAAACATGCGTAGTTAGTTAATGTTGGGTGCCAGGATATTCCAGTTAGATTTCGATCACTTCCAAAGTATGTTGCTAGACTTGAAACCATATTCATTCCGGACAGTGTGTTACTGGGAATATCATATTTTGCCCAAGCAAAATAACTAGTACTGCTGTGTCCAAAAATAATTAAACCATTATTGTTGATTTTTAATCCATAGTATTGTACAGTTTGCGTATAGCTGGTAGTACTAACCATACGGGACCAACGAATGCCTGTACTGTTCTCTACTGCAGTTGAATTCCGCTTGTAAACTACAAAAAGATATCCTCCAGAGTACTTATGTCCACACAAATATTCTCCATTTGGACTTATAGCAAAAGTAGGAGCTACACCTGCACTGCCAAAATCAGATTGTATATTTGTTGCCAACGTATTTGCAGGATTATTAACAAAACGACCGTCGCTAGTACGCTGTACATATAGTATTCGTGAACCTACTGAATAATTTACACTCCAAGTTAACAAGTCACCCGTTACTGGGTCTAATATAGAGCCAGCCGGGAACACTATGTTAGCGCTCCAAGCAATGCCTGATCCATCAACATTAAGTGGTTGTGTATATACTCCAGGAGTAACAGAATAGTCGCCAGGTGTTTGGTACAGTGTGTCTAGTTGTGGATACGTGCCAGGCGTGTACATAGCCCCATCACACGGCAACCAAGTAGGTGCTGTGTACTTTGAGGCTACTGCACTAACTACAACGTCTCCGGCATCATAAGCAGCTCCGCCACCTGCAGCTGCTTCACCAGCAGGACCAGTTGGGCCTACGGCCCCAGCAGGTCCGGTGGGTCCAGTGGCGCCGTCAACACCAATAACACCGTTTGTACCAGCCGGTCCTGTTGGTCCTACAATACCTTGGGCTCCACTTAGGTCACTAGTATAAGTATATGTGCTACCAGTCCACACATACAATCTGGAGTTTTCTGCGTTGTTTGCGTCACCTGTGTCGATTAATGCAAACTGTCCGGCTTGAATGCCTGTGGGGCTAGTATCGGCTGTTAAGGCTGCTACGGAGCTGTACGTCTTGGCAATGGTAAATCCCAAGCCACCTGGCCCTGTGGGCCCGGTTGCTCCAAGGGGTATATTCTGACTGGTCCAGGATGTGCCGTCCGAAACCAACACATTTCCACTAGCACCTGGGCTTGTTACACCTGTGCCACCTTTTGAGGGAGGCACTACGCCGTCTGTGCTAAGCACTCCGGCGAGTTTTGATAAGTATCTTGCTATACCCATTGTTGATCCTTATTTTGTTAACAATGCCTGAGTAGGCGGTGTGAAGTTGGCTGTGTAGCGAGCGTAGCCACGGGTGATGCGTAAGTCGTCGATGTAGCCGTTGTATAAATAGCCGGTACTGTAATAACCGCCTACAACTAAGTTAGTGCCACTACAATTACCAGCAGCAGTACCTGATCCAACTGATACGCCATCTACATATATCGTAACAGTGCCACTTGCTCTTACTAGTGCTAAATGAGTCCAAGTATTGGCTGTTACTACTGCAGCACTTGAACCAATATTAGTTCCTGCTATATTTGCTAATACCGCTCCACTAAGGCTTGCTGCACCGCTACCATTTTGGCGTGCTCCAAATAGGAATGTAATTCCTGTAGCATATCCTGTACTAAGGCCTCCTACAACATCAGAAGTTTGTATAAAACCTTTTTGCGCTGTAGATACATCAGCTGAATTTACCCAACATTCAACAGTAAAATCGCCAGTGCCAAAAGCATACTGTGGATTTGATGGAAAGGTTAAATAATCACCACTGCCGTCAAAGTACATGGAACTAGTCCCGTATTTTTTCTGCACAGTAGAAACTTTGGCGTCACCAACAGTTTCCAACACCACTTTACCAGA